ACTGATTCATTTCGTATGGGCTATAATGGGCGTGCTAATCCTTCTATTATAGAAAGTAAGCATTATGCATTTTGCTCACGATGGACATCTTGTGATTGAGGTAATGATGACTAAACTATTAGAAGATTTAAAATCTATTAAACATTTAACTAATTTAGTTCGTGATGAAAAATCACCAGATTGGTGGAATCAACACGATTATTCTTCCGGATACTTTAGCGGAAGACAAGAAGCTGCTAGATTGTTTTCAACTTACCTAGATCGTATTATTGAATGTCTAGAGACTGAAAAGCAAGAACAGCGTTAATACCACCGAATGCAAAAGAGTTAGAAAGAGCATATCTAACTCTTTTATTTTTACCTATATTTGGTGTAATATCTAAGTCACACAGTTCATCAACTTCTTCAAAGTTAATTGTAGGAGGGATGAACTGATTCTGTATGGCTAGTATAGTAACTATAGCCTCTAATGCACCTGTACCACCTAATACATGACCTGTAATAGGTTTAGTTGATGATACACTAATATCATATGAATGATCTTTAAATATATGTTTTATAGCTGCAGTTTCATTTGCATCATTTAATGGTGTACCTGTACCGTGCGCATTAATGTAATCAATTTGTGATGGTTCAATATTTGCATCAGAAATTGCAGCCTGCATAGCACTAATAGCACCTTCTAGATCTGGTTTAACAATATCTTTACCATCTGTTGTAGTACCAAAACCTATTAGTTTTGCATAACTTCTACCATTACGAGCTTTATTTGCTTCTTCACTTTCTAATATAATAATACCAGCACCTTCACCTAATACAGTACCGTCTCTATTTTTGGAAAATGGTTTAAGAGATGTTGTACTTAATGCTCTCATTACTTCCCAGGTCTTCATAACACCAGGTGATATCATTGCTTCACTACCACCAACAATAGCTCTATCTACCACCCCACTTCTTACAAGCTGTAATCCTAATCCGATAGCCTGGGTAGAAGAAGAACAAGCAGTTGCTATAGTAAATGTCGGACCGGTAATTTTATGCTGTATACAAATATGACTTGCAGCTGCATTAGGCATAATCTTAGGAACTGTAAAAGGAGACAATCTCTTTTCATTGAGTGCATATTGTTTGTAAGATGTATGATCAAAAGTAGATGCACCACCTAAACCTGTACCAAAGATAACAGCTGTTCTTGACCCTGCTATTTGTTCTGCAGTCAACCCTGAGTTTTGAATTGCTTCTTTAACAGCTACTAATGCATATGCTGTAAATTTATCATAGATTAATTCTGCTGATTTATCAAAATGATCTGTAAATACAAAATCTTTTACTCTAGCACCATGATGTACTGATATAGATTGATGTGGTGATGACCATTCATAATCTATCTTTTCAATACCTGATACACCGTTAAATGCTGCTTCTTTTAATTTATCTACACCGATACCTGCTGCAGTAACAGCACCCATACCAGATACAACCACATTATGCATATTATTCACCAAATTTCTTACCAACAGTATTAAGTAAATTAATCCATTCTACTTTTCTTTGCTCCCAACCATAGAAGTAATCAAAGTAATTTTTTTGGAAATCTAGATAAGGTGTAGGATTTGTTGCGTTAATTTTAATTGCTTCAATAGCATTATTAAGTGTATGAGCAAATTGTACTGCATGATGATTTTTATTTTCATGAAACGGATACATCATTGCAAAGTTTGAACATGTTTCAGGTAATGCAGCAAAGTTAGGACATACAACTATATTCTTTGCTGACATTGCTTCAATAACAGCTAAGCAAGACGTTTCTGGCCATATACATGGATAAGCAAAGATGTGAGATTTCTTAAGTGCTTCTCTTACTTCTTCGTTAGATACCGACCCATGATATGTGATTTTAGGATGACGTTTGCAACGATCAAATAAATTTTGATATTGTTGATCTCTTTCTTCCCACCCATATATCTTAAATGAAGAGTATACATCAAGATGAATGTTATCATGCATCTTACATAGTTCTTCAAATACTGGTACAAGAATTTCTAAACCACGATGTGGAGTTGTATGGTAGATTAATCTAACAATACCATCATATTCTTTTTGGTCTATATCGATAGGTTCAATAGCATTCTTAATAACTGTGCATTCACTATAAGGTAATGCTGATACCATATTATACATCTGCATTTGCCAATTAGATACTGCAACGATTTTATCAAAACGTTTGCGGCTTGCAGGGTCAGTTAGATGTTGTGATTCTGGATCTTGAGGTAGATCATGTAACCAGAGAATATGTTTTTTATCTGGATCTAAATCTCTAACCCGTGATGGAATAATTTGAAATTGATCTAATAGATCTTTAGGTATGTCACGGTGAAGACGCTCTAGCATTAGCTCAGTACCGCCACGAGCGTTCTTACTTAATTCATTCTTTTCCATAATAAACCTTATATAATAAAAAATTAATCTTTTTGTTTAAAGATTGATTCAGGTAACTTCAATTCAACTTTTTCGTCTTGTAAACCCATTAATGTATGAGCAGCAAATGATAATATGCTCCAGGCACCAAACCCTGTCACTACTGAAGCAGCTATAACATTATCTGAATTAGGCGCCCAATTTATCCAATCTAAAAGAACAGGTGCAAAGACTATAGCAGTCATAACACTCAACCCTGATCTGATAGCAGCATCCCAAACATTAGATGGTTTATAAAATGCCATGAATGATACTCCACCGACCAACCCGCCTAGACCAGACATTAGTTTAGCCATTAGCGGTGTAGATATTAGATCTGACATCGTTGATTCTCTTTAAAAGTGCAATTAATGTATTATTTATAAACACTAATAATTGAGTCAAATCTAAAAGAGCGCCAACCCTCTTTATCTACATCCCATACAGAAATAACATTTTCATTCTGTTTTTTCTCACGATCAGTTTTCTTCTCATGAGGTTTAATAATCTCTTCCATGAGCGTACATTTCATATCACGCTCAGAGCCGTCTGTTTTTGTAAACTTAATATTTACAACACCTTTACTCAACATATTCATTATGTTTGATTTAGATAGCACCGTCACCGTATCCACCTGCTGTTTCCTCTAGGTACGCTCTCAATTCTTCATAACCACCAATACGCTTACCATCTACTACAATAATAGGTACTGTTTTTACACCTGGAAAAGATTCCATAATAAAATCGATTCCTACATCATCACCTACTGAATAGTATTTGTAATTAATACCGTGCTGGTTTAGTATTTCTCTCGCTTTTACACACCAGTTACAATTCTGTTTACCGTATACTTCAATCATTCGATGTCCTTATACCTGTGTCTTTATCTGATCTCTTCCATGGACCAAAAGCTGCAGGGTGATTACCTTCTACCTTAATGAATGGTTTGTTTGTTTCATTCTTGTTAGGGTTAGGAATAGTAACCATAGTACGCTTGCCTTTTGCCCAATGCTTGAGCTGGTTAGCTAACCTATCGGTATATGTACGATCACGTCTCATTGCTTTTACAACACTTCTAGTAATACTAGGTGTAGTACCTTTTGAAACATATGTTTTTCTCTTACTTACAGCCATAATCAATCTTCCTCTGCAACATCAATAATCTTTTTTTCAATAACACTCATACAAGCAATACATTTAAAATATACCATACTTGCTCTTGGGTTACGACCGTTCAAAGCAAAATTAGTAATAACTAAAGATCTGTTACCTGAACCACATTTAGGACAATTACCAAGAACTACAGGTACATTGCTTCCATGTTCAGCACAGACCTTTATATTATCATCACTTTTTTGCATTCTTTTTGGTAGTCTTTACTTTTACTTTATCTGCAGTAGCTTTAACTTTTGTCTTAACAGTCTTAACTGCTTTTTGTTCAGCTGCAACTGCTTCTGTAATAGCCTCTGCAATCTTTGTTTCTACTTCTTTTAATTCAGCTGATACTGCTGTTTCAACTTTTGCTGCAGTAGCTTTTGCTTTTACTTCTACTTGTTTAATTTCTTCTCTGACTTCGTTAAGTCCAATACCAAAAAATTCTTTAATCCAATTCAATAACATTTTTTAACTCCTGTTCATATCCATATTTGGAAATAAAATAACTATCAATAATATCTGAAGAAGGGTTCCACTGTTTATCTGTTAATGCTAGTTTCTTTTTGATATAATAGCCAGTGTTTTCTTCAAATACGTCTTGTAGAAGCTGTTTATTGGCGTTTCCTTTACCAGTAGCAAACTTCTTTATCACAGTAGGAGGAACTATAGTATAATCATAGCACCTTCTAAAGAGAAAGTGTTTAAGTAGTCCGGCATTCTCGGCTATATTAAACACCCGACCTGTAGATCCCATTGAGTATCCTTCCATGTATACTTTAGCATCTTCAGGTATTTTACTTAATGCCCACTTAGTAATATTATAGTATCTTTGTTCATCACTATAATACTCATCATGCAAATCACCTTGAATATTATCGATATCGATATTGAGTTTTTTATTATCAGTTAAATAATAAAATTTACACTTAGAGAATCTAAAATCTTTAGAATCACTTACACATATACAAGGAGATGTTAAACTGTAATCAATACCGACAATTATCATACTATTATATATTATTCGTCATCGTCATAGTCTATATCATCACCATCATCTTCATAAACATCATCTGCATCATCATCCCAGATATACTGTTCTAGCACTTTATCAAATACTTCATCTTGTCCTAAGCTGTCTTCAGTATCATGTGTACCTACTAGATCTAGGAGTTTTTTATAAATTTCAGCTCTGTTATTATCTTCTCTAACAGACTCAGATAATACTTCTATAAGTGCGTCCCAATCCATGTTTTTCTTCCTTTAATTTATCCATGATCGATATCTTTTGATCATCAGTATATATACGCCATTCTTTAATTTGTTTCTTTGTCCTACCGCAGCCTATACAAAACTCCGCGGTAGGATCTAATTTACATTTTTTAATACAAGGACTTAAAATAGTTCGCATCCACCACCAACACAAGCGGCAGATCCAATAGTATCAACATCAATATACTTAACTTCTTTTAATTCATCTTCCCACTTAATATCAGTGATAGTTTGTTGGATCTTTTCCCATTTATGGAGTAGATAAACATCCTTAAAGCAGTATTCAGCCTTCTTGATATCACCGTTAAAGTAGTTAGTAGCAAACTTTTTAAATCTACGAATCCAATCTTTCTTAAGAGTATTCTGATGATTGTCTGCAGTTAGATCTTCACCCCAACCATTTGCAGTCATACAAGCTAGCCAAAGATTATCAAATGACTTCAATGCTTCTACAATAAGACCAGATGCCATAATAGCACCTGCACCATACTTCTCTGTAAGCTGTAATGCATTAAGTACTTGGGTGTTAGGTGCCTGGAAATAATCCTTATCACCTGTCATCGGTAGGAATGAAATACCAGCAAAATAATTGCGATTATTATATACGTAATCCTCAATAACATCCCAGTTGTCAACAATGACAGTATTAGAAACATTATGGCGTATACCGGGATGAGAGCATCTTTCAATATTTGTTCCAGCATTGACCCAGAACTCCTGTGCCTTCTTAATCAAATCTAAATGCT